ATGGCATCTTCCAGACAGATTCACCGCTTGAACGCCCTGCGCGTCGCCAAAGAAGTGGCGCCCGGCTACCACGCCGACGGCGGCGGCCTGTATCTCCAGATTTCGACGAGCGGGTCGCGGTCATGGATTTTTCGTTACTCCCTGGCGAAGCGGGCACGGGAGATGGGCCTGGGTCCGCTGTCCGCGATCTCGCTGGCCGAGGCCCGCGCGCAGGCCGCCCACTGCCGCAAGCTGCTTGCCACCGGCATCGACCCGATCGAGAGTCGCAAGGAACGCGAGCGCGCCGCCCAGGCCGCCCCTGACGGGTTGCTATTCCGCGACGCCGCCCGAGACTACATCAATGCCCACCGGGACAGCTGGAGGAACGCCAAGCACGCCCAGCAGTGGGAAAACACCCTTGAGACCTACGCCTACCCGGTCATCGGCGATGTGGACGTGCGCGACATCGACACGGGCATGGTCGTGCGCGTACTGCAACCCATCTGGATGAAGAAGGCGGAGACGGCCAGCCGCGTACGCGGGCGCATTGAGTGCGTGCTCGATGCCGCCAAGGTCCTTGGCAAGCGCAGCGGCGAGAACCCGGCGCTCTGGCGCGGCCACCTGGACAAGCTTCTGCCGAAGCGCGATCGCGCCAAGAAGGTGAAACACCATCCCGCCCTGCCCTGGGCGGACATCCCCAGCTTCATGCCGGAACTTGCGGAACGCGCAGCCCCGGCGGCCCGCGTGCTGCACCTCCTCATCCTCACGTGTGTGCGCACGACCGAGGCACTGGAGGCCAAGCCGGAAGAGTTCGACCTGGACCGGCGTATCTGGATCGTGCCGCCCGACCGGATGAAGATGGAAAAGGAGCTGCGCGTGCCGCTGAGCGAGCCGGCGGTGCAGATCGTGAAAGAAGCGCTGAAGAAGGCCGACGGCTACCTGTTCCCCGGCCAGAAGAAAGGCAAGCCGCTATCGAACATGGCCATGCTGAACATGCTCGACCGCATGGGCTACGAAGGGATCACCGTGCACGGCTTCCGGTCGACGTTCCGCGACTGGGTGGCCGAGTGCACCGAATACCCAGACTCGCTCGCCGAGATGGCGCTGGCGCACGCAGTGGAAAGCAAGGTGGAAGGCGCCTACCGCCGGGGGGACATGCTTGAGCGGCGGCGCCGGATGATGGAAGACTGGGCCCGCTATTGCAGCGGGCAAACGGGTGTGGTGGTGCCGCTCAAGCGAGAGGCTTCAGCGGCGTGACGCCCGGCTTTGGTATTGGCCTGCCGGCCTTCATGGCAAGCCAGGCGTCGATGTCTTCGTCCAGCCAGGCGGTACGGTTGCCGCCGAGCGAGAACGGCTTGGGAAACTCGCCCTTGGTGATCATACGATAGATCGTAGATTGGCCGAGGGAAACCTTCTCGGCGACTTGCTTGATGTTGATGGCTTTCATGCGGCGCTTCCGTTGTTGTTGCGTTGCTTTGTTGATCCTGACTCGAACACCCAGCACTTGACCGTCTCCGGCCGCTTGGGCAGGTGCAGGTGTTCGCGGTTGTGATAGGCATTGATGGCGCTGTTGACGGCGCGGATGTCCACAAACTTGCGCTGGCGCGAGGTCTTCAGCACGCGCTTGAGATCCTCGATGGGTGGCAGCTCGATACGCCGCTCGCCTGCGGCCTGTGCCATGTGCTGCAGGTTGATTGCAACCAGGCCGGCCCCGCGCGCGTGGTTGAGGATCGGCCGATCGTCGTCGGCCGACTCGATGAAGTCGTAGACCTCCCAAAACTGTTGGACATGCTTGTGGTCCGCGCTGATGGCCTGCTGACGCGCGGCGACCATGCGCCCCAGTTCGGCCAAGCCGGCGGCGTGCTGCTCGTCGGTCAGTGGCAAGACCAGGCGCAGGGCATCGACCATCGCCATGATCTGGGCGTGGTTCTTCGCAAGGCGCACCGTTTTCACATCAGAGCGCGCTAACAGGGCGTTCTCGTGCTGAGACACGCGGGCGTCGAAGGTCTCCAGCACTTGCTTCTCCGCCATCACGGCCGCCAGAAGAAAACCGGACACCTCCTCGATGGCGATGCGCTCCAGAGCCTCGGCGGCGGCGCGCGTTGCCGGCGTCTGCGCAGACCGGTCGCAGTAGATGTGCACGATGCGCTGAAGCACCGCATCGCTCGCGCTCACTTCCGCGTTCTGGCTGATGACGATGGCGCCCCTGAAAGGGGGTTCGTAGGTTTCGTTCCCGCCATTCTTGACGCCACGTGCGCGGGTGCTGCGGCCGTTGTAGGCCGTCTTCAGTTCGTCCCAGTCGAAGCCGCGCTGCTTGGCCCCCTCCTCGCCCCGGTCTGCCTCGATCAGCACCACCGGAAGGTTGGACACCTGCGCGAAGTTCCGCGCGCGCGCCGCCAGGGACGACTTGCTGGGGTCGAAGCCCTCGTAATCGCGTCGGCCGCACAGCTTCCAGAGAAATTCAATCAGCGTAGTCTTACCGGCCCCAGGCTCGCCGACCAGCTCCAGGAATGGATAGCTCTTGTGGGACTGGCGGATCTGCTCCGCGAATAGGCTCCCGAACCAAAAGGCGAGCGCCACCAAGCCCTTCGCGCCGAAGGCTTGCCACAACAGCGGCAGCCAGTCGGCCGGTGCCGCCTTGCCATCAGCGTTGAGAGTCAGGGTAGCGGACTGGCTGATCGTCTTGATCGCCAGCTTGCCGATGTCGAAAAAATCCTCGTCATTGAGGCGGTACAGCCGGCCGTCCTTGACGGCGACATCGCCGTAGACGTAGCAGCCGTGCTCTTTGCTGTAGCCCATGTAATCGATGGTCTGCACGGTCGGGATGCGCGCGAGCTGGCGTGCGAGGTAGCCGTCGAGCTGGGTGCCCGTGCCGGTATACATGGCACCCGGCGCCACGCCCAGCAGGCGCTTCTTGAACTCGCTACTGCTGGCGATCTGCGCACTGGTGAAGGTCGCCTTGATCGGCTCGCCATCGTGCGGAAAGGCCACGCGGAAGTAGTACCAGGACTCGTCGGTTTGCGGGCTGGCCTGGTAGTAGAGCGCGGTGGGCTGACAGTTGGCGACCATCTGCACCACGCCGGCGCGCAGCACGGCGTGCTCGCGCACTTCGCCGTCGGGCATGTCCGGGTGGGCTTCGCGCACCGCGGCAGTTTCGCGCTGGAAGGCGTCCAGCTCCAGCTTGAACCAGTACGACCGTTGCCGGTAGTCGAACGGGAATTGCGCGTCGCCCGTGCGGTGGTAGATCAGGCGGGCCTTCTCGGATGGGCTGGCAGCGGTGAACAGGTCGCCCAGATAGCGATATTCCTCCACGTGTTGCGGCGACAGCCGGTCACGTAGATGCAGCTCGTTCCAATCCATTTTGACCTTGCCCATCTGCTTGGGCAGCGCGGCGGAGGCGGCCCAACCGTCTGCCCTGGCGCGCTCGATGTGCTGGGCCATGTAACGGCGCCCCGCACGGTCATCGTCGAGTGCCCAGACAAGACGCGGGCGAGACCGACCGGTAGCCGCGCACTGCTCTGCCAAAGCGGCCAGCGCAGCGCGCGGATAGTTGACGCACGAAAGCAAGGCTGCGGCGGCGATACCGTGATGCAGGAGCGCGATCGCATCGAAGATGCCCTCCACCAGCCACAGTTCGCCGGCCTCGGATGACAGGTTGGGCGGCTGCCACCAGGTGCCGCCATACTGCCCGCAGAAGGTGGCCTTACGGTCGCCGAACCGTTCAGGCTGGTCGATGATGCGCTCCCAGTACGTTCCGGCAGCCAGCGGGAAGCGTACTGTCGCGCTGCCAATCTTCAGTTCGTGGCTGTAGTAGCTCTCCTGCACGTACCAGCCGGCGATGCGTGCCAGATCAAAGCCACGGGCGTCGCGCAGGTAGGCATCCGCAGCGGCGTTGGGCGTTTCTGGCGAACGCACATAGCGGTCGCTCCACGAAGCGAACAGCTCGGGATATAGCTCTTTGACGTGCAGCTCGGACGCACATTTGTTGAGGCGGTTGCAGCGGACGACCCAGGGGGTGGCGGAGAAGGCCCACAGCGAGCGCTTGCCGCAGGACGGGCATTGCCCACCCTCCAGCTTGTTGTTGCGCTCCTTGAAATCGTAGTCGCGCAACAGGCGGAAAACGATGTCGGCGGCAAGGGTTGCGTTCATTTTGCGGCGTTTCGATTTTCTGTACGAGAAACAGTCATGCGCGGCCGGGCGGAGTCAGTCATCCAGCTCGCCGGCAGCACGGCGTTTCAGGTCGACGGCAGGCGGATGGGTCGGCCGCCGCCGGAACTTGGGTGCCAGCGCGCTTGCGGCGGCGGTAACTGCCGCCCGCAGTTGGGGCGGCATGGCCTCGTAGGGTGTGGTCAGACGCAGGAAGCGGTGAGCCCACCGCACGTCCGACTCGGTGACGGCTTGCTTAGCCATGGGGACGGCTCCCGGTAACGAAGCCCTTCCACACGCCGTGGACGTAGCACAGCGTGAAGAAAACGCTGGCCGTGAACATCCCGCCCTCGCCGCTCTCGTGCGTCACGTACAACCAGGCGGGCTGGCCCAGCAGGCCGGCCAGCGCGCCCCAACGCTGCGTGCGGGTGTCGTAGTTCATCAGCGCCACCGACACCATCGCCGACAACAACATCCAGAGGTCAACGAGGGCGAGCATCACTGCACCTCCATGAAGAGGCACAGCACCGCCACCGAGAGAACAACGACGACAGGACCTGCGACTGCGTACAACACACGGCGGCCGCCCCTGGATTGCTTCTGGCCTTGCTCGATGGGCTCGCTTTGGCGAGCCATCTGCGCGCAGAACAGCCCAACGACAGCGGCCATGGCCGCCAGCGTGACCGAGAGCACAACGATCTGAGCTGTGGTCATGCCGTGGCCCTTCCGATCGGGCGGGCGGTTCCGCTGCAGGCGGTCATGCCCAGGGCTTCGAGCGAGGCCAGCACGCACATCAGGGCGTCGGTGCTGGATGCGGCGATGGCCTGTACTGACAAGCGCCGGCCCCCGGCGGCGACGTGAACGATGAAGGCCTTCATGCCCACACCTCGTCAACCGAGGGGAACACAACGGTTTCGCCGGCGGCGAGCGAGGTAACGCCTTCCGGCAAATGGAATACCAGCTCAATGGTGTTGCCGTCGTGAAGCGTGACGGTGATGCACTGCGTGGCGAAAACGTACTCCGCCTGATGGGTGTTGGCGGGCTGCTTCAGAAACCTGACCGGCTTGATGTCGATGCGGGTGGCTTCGCAGAACGAGGTGGTGATGGATGACATGGCCGCCCCCCTTCACTCCACACCAGGCAGTTGCTGCTGGTTGGCAACCGGCGCAAGCTTGGCAATCGGCAGCGCCTGCATGCCCAGCAATCGCGAGACGTGCAGCAGGTTGGCGTACAGCTCCAAGGCAACAGGAAGCGCGTTTGCAGCGGCCAGTTCTTTCACTAGCGCCCCGCGATAGCGCAGCGCGGCCAGGTGCTGCGGCACCGTCAGCGCGGCCACCTTGCGCGGCAACTGCCGGCCTTCAAGCACATCCAGCACCCAGCCGCGGAACGCCTTGGCGCGCTCAGTGCGTGCCAGCATGCCCAGCAGATAGCAGCCGCGCGGACTGAAGATGCGCACCGGCTGACGGCCGCCGGCCGTGTCCAGCTCCACGATCTGCGTCATCTCGCCGGTGAACTCGTCGGCGTTGCGGTCGTACAGGTTTTTGATGTCCTGCCGAGGGTTCTGATACCCCAGGGCGTAGGCAACTTGCATACCCCTTAGCCACGGGATGTTGTGCAGGTCGACCACATCGAACTCGACGTTCTCGAAGGTCAGGACAGCGGTTTCAGGCAGGTGTTGCATGACAAAACTCCAAGGAAAGCCGCATGCGCGGCGGTTTCTGGGCAAAAGAAGGCCCCTCGCGCCGAGGAGGGCGCGAAAACAAAACGCGAGGGGAAGGGGTTAGCGGGCTACGCCGTCAGCCGGGCAGCAGGTCGAGCTGGCACGGGTTTTGGGGCAGCAGACGAGTACGGCCAACAGGGAGATAGGCCTTCGGATTCGGCCTCATGCTCGGCGCAATGGTGCGCACGGCGGACAGGATCGCGACACAGGTGTAAGCGCACTCCACATTGGGGCATTGGAGATACAGCTCGCGCGACAGCAGCGATACCGCGCGGCTCGTGCGGATGTGCATGCGCGCGTCGCAGTGCGGGCACTTCATTTTCATTGCTTGATCTCCAGGGGAACTACAAGCCGCAGGGAACGGCGCTTGCCGGTCATACGTTCGGCGGTGTTTCTAAGGAATGTCTTCACGAGCCATTCGGCAGCCTGCTGCGTGGAGGCAAGGCCTTGCTGTCGGCACACTTGCTCCAGCACCTGCAGTTCTTCTTCGGTGAAGCGCAGCTCAATCTCCGACATCGTTTCAGCGGCTCTTGGGCGTCTTCGATTAGGCGCTGCGCGGCTCTACAGTGGCATCACTGACGCACAGTTGCGTTGCTTCCTTGAGCAAAACGCGACGTGCAAGTGCCGCAGGCTGTTCACCAACAAGGTTGGCTAGCGAGATGAAAAAGGCAAACTCGTAGTCGTCAAGTCGGATCGTGATGCGGTGGTCACGCACCCTCTTCGGATCGGGATACATGTCTGTCTGGCTTGATGTAGGAGAGTCACGAAGCGCGAGGAATTCGGTTGCTGCGATCAGCAGCCATGGCCCGAACGATCAGGTGGCGGGCCATGTTGGAGAGTGTCCGGCCTTCGGCCAACGCTCGCGCCTTCAGGTCCACCAGTTCTTCAGGACTCATGTTCACAAGCACACGCGAGCGCGCACCGTTTTGGCAGCGCTCCTGCGGCGCGTTGTCAGAGGTCATGGTGATATGCTTGTGAGTCAATTGGATTCATATGGATTATTGCACATTCGTGCAATTTATCAAGAGGATTGCATGATCGTGGAGGATCACAGCTTCGGTGATCGGCTTGAACAGGAGCGGGCGCGCCTTGGACTGAAGAAGGGAGAAATGGCCGAGGCTGGGAGCGTGTCAGCTTCCGCATATGGCAACTACCTGCGAGGTGAACGGGTACCGGATCTCGCCGCTTTGGCCGCATGGGCAAATGCAGGGGCAGATCCACTGTTCATCGCGACCGGCAGCCACTTGCCGAGCCTGCTAACGCCAGAGGAAGAGATGGTTCTTGCCGGCTACCGCCAACTCGATGCACGCGGCCGAGCTGGGGTTCTTGCGCTAATTGGCGGCATGCGACCGGCAGCGGAAAAGAAGGTGAAGAAGACGCAGGCCGAAATGGTGTTCAACGGCTCAGTCGGAGACGTAAAGAACATCAAGGGCGATTACCACGAGACCCGCCACAAAACCGTCCCTGCGAGCAACAAGAAGAAGCGCACGGACAAGGGAAGCTAGCCATTGTTCCCGGACTCCCGCCCCTCCTCTTGAGGGGCTAGTAGGCGGTGTGTCGCGTGACGTAGAGTCCCGCGCGTCTCCACTCCAGCGGCTAACAATAAAAAGAGGAGCCGCCAACTAGAAGTATGAAGTCACGTTTTGAATTTCACGGCGAAGTAAGAAAGGTCATCAACGGAACCACGATCTTCCTCGCGCCGCGAACCTTTCGAGACACAGCAGATGTACCCCCTACCGGATCGCAGGGCCGGCGCAGGAGACGCCAGCGGTCCGCCTTTCCTCAGCGTTGGAAGATGATTGTCCTAGCTTCGGTCACAAGCGCAGCGGCCGCCGCGCTGGTAACGAGTTGGGTGCTTGCAGACGCGCCGCTATCCGACTGTGAGTGGGACGGCCACACTTACTCCATCGGTGCCATCATGCACGCCTATGAGTCGGATACTTTCGAGTGCGTGCTCGATCCGCACGAGCACCGTGATCCGTACTGGGTACCTGGCACCTGAGCGACCTGGAGAAACCCAGCGCGGCTGACTAGCTTTGCACAGAAGTTTCGGCCAGGCGCGCTGTGGCGATGTCGTGATAGGCCGGCTCCATCTCACAGCGGATCCAGTGGTGGCTAGCCTTCGGCTACCACCACCAGGAACGTTACTCTGTATAGCAGTTTAAAGTGACCAACTAAAGAACGATGTTAATCGGGGTAGTATTGTCGTTGCCAACCGAGTTGGGGTAGAGGCAATCCACATTGTCGCACGTGGCAGATTTCGCATCGCCTTTTATCTGCGTCGACCACGATGATGCCTGTATCTCGTGCCGCCATTCCAGCGTACCACCGGTGCTTAGGCTCCACATGACATTTTTCCACCCATTCCAACAACTGAGGCCACTGTTCTTATCCGAGAGCTTGACATCCCAGGTTTTGTAGGCTTTGACGACAAAAGATGAAGGCCCCGTATCGTACATGCACTGCGAGGCAGTTACGGTAAGCGTAATATCCGATGCCGTGCTATTAAAGAAAACCAATCCATAATCTGCCTGCTTTTCGGACGGCTGCTCTTTTTTACTTGCTTCCGCAAGCACGGGGTTAGAAATACCAACCAAGGCGGCCGCAACAATAGATGCAATAGCTTTAGGAAAGGCTGCTTTCATTTCATAAACCTCGCAATTAGTGATGTTTACCGATTTAAGTTGCCCTGCATGAATGATGAGACGATAAAAAACGGTATTCAATTCCTCACAGCGCCATCAGGGGCAGCCTAGGAAATCTTGAATGTGATCTCTTGTGAATTTTTTTGAATTCTGATCTCTGCGATGCCGTGACGAGCAGGGCCGGCTCAACTCGTGCCATGGCGATGTCAAGATTGACCAACCCCAGCTCGCATCCCATCCACTGGTGCCTGACCTCCTTCGCCGCAACAAGGAGCGCTCTCGATCCAGCGAACGGATCGCACACCACACTGCCCATCGTCACGAGATACATCACCTCGCGTGCCGGGCCGATCGGCTTCTCTGCCATGTCGCGCTTGGGGAAGCATCTCCGGTCTGTTTGTCGATTTCCCCACCACAGCACGGCGCAGCCGGCCACCAGCGTCACCCGGCAGCCGTACCCGATTCTTCCTACTTCTCCGGCTTGATCTCCAGCTCCAGCGAGCTTGTGTAGCCGCGATCATTCAGGTTGTGCGTCACCCTGCCGACGCTCCACGCCGTGTTGTCGATGTCCTGCTTCCAGCCGGTCACGCTCGCATGCAGTGAGGGGAACAAGTCCGGCCGCCCGCGCGCCAGCGTGAGCGTAAAGGTAGCCACGCCGCGCTGAATCTTGCGCCACTCGGCGCGCGCCGCGCGCTCGGCGTTGGCCTTCGATGCATAGGTGTGGCGCAACACCTTGACGTTATCCGGATTAGGCTGCGCGGCCACCGTCGCGGCCTTCTTTGTCTTCTTCTTGACCTTGCCGGCTCGCTTCTCTTTCGTGATGGTGGCGTTGGAAGCGTCGATGACCACCTCGCCGCGCGCGCCGGCGCGGGTGTCCTGGTAGTAGGCCTTCACGCCGTTGTAGTTCTCGCGGTCGGCGACCAGGAAGGTGTGCGTGTCCCCTGCCGCCCGGGTGATGCTGACCTTAGGCAAGGCGAGGCCGGATCCGCTGGTCGGCTCGCCGGCGGGGATGAACAGCAGTGTCCCGTTCTTCACGGTGGCGATGGCGTCGAATTCTCGCGCCAGGCGCGTCAGGAAGTTGGCGTCCGACTCGCCCGTCTGGTCCACATGGGCGATCGCCTGGCCGGCCAGCTTCTTGCTAACCATGGACGTGAGCTTGTTGCGGGTGGCGATCGCCTGCACGATGGCGCCGACGGTCTTGCCGGCGTAGGAGTTGTCCCGCCTGGTGGTGAGGCCGCCGTCCAGCTCCACACTACGCGCGCGGATCGTGAGGCGATCCGGCGGGCCGGTGTGCTCCAGCTCGTCCACCTTGAACGTGCCTTTGTCCACCACGCCGGTATCCGCCCAGCCGATCGACAGCGCCAGGCGCACGCCTTTCGCCGGCAGCTCCAGCAGGCCGTCGCTGTCGTCCAACTCGATGTCGAGCTGATCCGCCTCGAAGCCGGGGTTGTCGGTGAGCGTCAGCCCGATCAGCCGGCCCTGGAAGCGGCCCGTGATGTCCTTGCTACCGACCTTCAACCGGTAGATGGGCTTCGGCTCGGTATCGCTGGTGAGCATGGATGCGGTCACGATAGAGCCTTCGTCACGGTGGTCACAACCTTGGACACCAGGTCATCGTCCACGCGCACCAGCTTGATCGTGAAATCGACCGCGCGGGCCGCGCCGTCCTGGAAGAAATAGGTACGCTTGATGTCCAAATTCTCAATGACGAACTGCCCGTAGTAGTGGCCGGTGCCTTCGATCAGCGTGTAGGCGTCGCCGGTGTTCGCCATGGCCTCCAGCGCGGCCAGTGTCCACTCGCCGCCAGTGAGTTCCGGCAGCAGCTTGCCGGACAGCGTGATCGTCTCGTCGTCCTGCCCGGTGAACTGGCGGGCCGGCCGCCGGCCGACCCGGTTGTTCGACGGGTGCCGCCAGCCGACCTGGCGTTGAAACTCCTGGTAGGGGGCGGTGTCCAGGCTGAACACGAACAGCCCCAGGGCCATCATCATGGTCAATCCGTATCGGTGAGGCGCGAGCGCCCGCGCGCCGCGCGTTGGTTCTCGATCTGGCGCAGCCGGTCTTCCACCAGGCGCGCAATCAGCCGTTCATCGCTACCCGCCGGCGGGTTGATGACGATGGTGATGGGCGCGGCGGCAGCCGGCGCCGCGGTGCCAGCACCCGAGCTGGCGACCAGCGGCGGCCGGGTGTCGAAGCGCACCGGCGATGCGACGGCCGGCGCCGCACCGATGGCGATGCCGGCGCCGATACCGGTCATCCTGGCGGCCACCCGCTGAACGGCCTGCAGCGGCCCCTCCTGGCCGCGCGTGAGGCCTTCGCCGAGGCCGGCCATGGTGAACCCGCCCAGCTCGGCAAACACGCGGCTGGGCGAGTGGATGCCCAGCAGGCTCTTGAAGGCCGTGATCGCACCGCTTGCCACGCTGCCCACCGCATCCGTGACCCAGCCGATGGCGCTGCGGATGCCGTTGGCCAGGCCCTGCACGATGTTGGCGCCGAACTCGGTGAACTTGGCCGGCACGTCGAACCCGAACCACTGCAACACCGGCGCGAGTGCGGCGTAGAACAGGCCAGCCGGCGACCAGTTCAGGATCAGCGCGGACACGCCAGCGATGCCGCCGTCGAACGCCGTCTTCACCTGCTGCCACAGCCCCGAGAAGAACTCGCTGATCGGAGACCAGTACCGGTAGATCAGGTAGGCCGCGACCGCAATTGCCGTCACCAGGAGGCCAATCGGGTTCATCAGCAGCACCCGGCCCAGTACCGCCACGGCGCGCATGACCACGCTGAAGGCGCCCGCCAGACCACGCAACACGCCCGACAGCACGCCGCCCGTGACGCCCATCTTGGCGAACAGGATGTGCAGCATTGCGTAGGGACCCAGCACGGACGCCACGGCCAGCATGATCGGCCCCAGCACCAGCAGGGAAGCCGCCAGCGCGCCGACCGCGACGGCGGCGGCCTTAGCCAGCGTTGGGTGGTTCTGCATGAACGAGGTGGCGCCCTCGGCGGCCTTGCCGACCAGCTCCAGGCCTCGGGCGTAGAGCGGCAACACCTTTTCGCCCAGCGCTTTCTCCAGGTCGTGCACCTTCGCCAGCGTGTCCAGCTCCTGGCCTTGGGCAGTGCCCTTCGCCCTGGCTTCAAGCTGATCGATGCCAGCAGCACCTTCATTCAGCCGCATGTTCTTGTGGATCTGCTGGCGCTGCAGGTACATCTGCGCGAAGAGGCCCGCCGCCGTGCGGTTGGAGAAGATGCTGCCGATGGCGTCCTCGACCTGCTTGCGGTCGGTGATGCCCTTGGCGGCCAGCGTCGGCAGCAGCACCTTCTCCAGCCACGCGAATTGGTTCTGACGGAACAGGTCCGCCCCCTTCAGCGCGCCTGGGTCCATGAACGACACCTGGCCGGCCTTGTCCTCCTGCACCTTGCTCCGGTCGGCGATCAGGCCGAACTTGTCCAGGTTGTGCAGCGCCCGCTTCGTCGTCTTGCCTTGGTACAGATTCTGATAGGCGCTCATCATGGCGGTGCCCACGCGGTTGCCGCCCATCTCCTGCACCAGCGGTTCCAGCGTGTAGTAGAACGCCTTGTCGTCGGCGCCCTTGGCAGCGAGGCCACCAGCCTTGATGACGTTGAGCCATTCGTCAGCCTGCACGCGCCCGCCGGTCGCCGTGATGACCTTCTGCACCATGTCGGCCTGCTTCTTGAACTCGGCCTCGCTCGCCAAGCCGCCGCGCAGCTCAATCACCTTGAGCATGTCCACGAACTTGCGCTCGTTCTCCGCGCCCTCGGCCTGGCCGAACACGGCTGCGTTGGCGAACTTCATCTTGGCGAGCGTCGGCATCACCAGCTCGGCGTGATGCGTGTCCGCGAACACGCTCATGGCGTCGCGCATCAGCTCGGCCTTCTCGACCTGGCTGACGCCGTAGGCCTGCATCTTCTGGGCGAACGCCAGCGCTTCCTGGGTGGACTGGTCGCCCAGGCCCAGCGCGCCGATGCGTACCCGCTCCAGGTCGTAGTGCTTGGCCTCCCCCAGGCCCTTGAGCAACGGTGCGCCGGCAGCCATGCCGGCCGCGGTGGCGCCCGCGCCGGCGGCGGCCACGCTCCCGGCGCGCGCGCGCACCTTGTCCGCCGCCTGGTGCGCGGCGGCCATGCGGCGCTGCTGCGCGGTCACGGCCGCCATGCGCTGGGTCTGCGCCTCCAGCTGTTCGTTGGTGCTGGCGATGCGGCTGCGCAGCGCGCGCTGGTGCTGCGCCAGGTTCTGCGTGCCGATGCCGGCGTCCGCCAGCCGCCCGCGCACCTGGTGCAGCTTTTCGGCCAGCTCCGATTGCCGCACCTTGAGCGCTTGCGCTTCACGCTTGGCGGCCTCGAAGGCCTTGGTGAGCGCGGCGGATGGTTCCCGGGTTTCCTTGAGCTGGCGGGCCAGCTCGTCCGCCCGCCCACGCACCGTCTTCAGTTGGTTGCCGGTGATGGCCGCGTCCCGCGACAGCTTGCGGAAGGTATCGATGCCGGCCTGCGTGCGCTCCAGGTCCTTGAGCTGGGCGCGCGTGGCCTTCACGGCCCGGGCCAGGTCGTTGTTGGCGTTCATCAGGTTGCGTAGCGGCCGCGTGGCCTTGTCCACGGCGGCCAGCACCACCTCCAGGCGCAAGCGGCGGGCGTCGCTCATTCCTCGGCCCCGCTACGTTCGCGCGCGCGTTCGCGCCACTCCATCAGCTCCACGATACCCATGGCGTACAGCTCCTCTAGGCGGAACGAGAAAATCACGCCGATGTCTGCGGCGGCGTCTTCGACTCGTTCGGGAAGGTGTCCTGCTGCTGCGCCTTCGTCAGCAAAAAACCGGTCACCTCGACGGCCAGTTGGGTCAGGTCGGCCGGATCCAGGCGGCTCACGTCGGCGGTGGTCAGCGTCGGCGTGGTGATGCGCGGCAGCACCGTGTGCAGGGCGGTCACGTCCATGCGCATCAGGTCCATCAGGCTCACGCCGCGCAGCTCGCCGGCGCCGGGCTTGCGCACGGTGATCGTGCTGATCGTCTGCTCCCCGCGCGTGATCGGGGTGTCCAAGGTAATGGTTGCCGTTTTTTTTTCCATGGTGGTCAAAGCGATGAAGAGTTGATGTGTGCCCGGGCAGGTCAGCCCGCCCGGGCGAGGTGGGCGGCGACCGGGTTACAGGCCGATGGCGCGGCGCTGCGCGGCCAGGCGGTCCTCGCCGAAAACGACTTCGACGAAGTTCACGAAATCCAGCTCGCACCAGACTTCGCCGTTGACGGTCATCTTGTAGTAGGTCAGCGAGGACTTGACCTTGAACGGTGCTTTGGCGCCGGCCTTGGCGGTGCCGAAATCAATTTCGGTATGCCGGCCGCGCACGACGATCTCCACCGCATCGACTTCCTTGGTGTCCTCGTGCTGGTAGGCGCCGGCGAAGCGGATCATGGCGCCGTCGACGGCGGTGGTGCCGTACTGCTTGAGGATTTCGCGCATCGGGCCGCCGTAGGTGGTTTCCAGCTCCAGCTTCTCGTTGCCCATGTCGATCTGGATGGCGCCGTTCATGCCGCCGGCGCGGTATTCCTCCAGCTTGCGCGCGAGCTTGGGCAGGTTGATTTCTTCGCATTCGCCGGTGTGGACCACACCGTCCGCGAATACGTTGAAGTGTTTGAGGATGCGTGGCAGGGCCATAGTGATTCCTGGTCAGGTGGTGGGACACAGCTCAAGCCGCCTTGACGGCTTCGGCGAACTGCATCAGGTAGCGGTCGGTGATGCGCTGGCGGAACGTGAGGTCTTCCAGCGGCGGGACGGGCGTGTAGTCGTAGTCGATGGCGAGCTGGCCGGCCTTCAGCGTGTCCTTGGTGTTGGCTTCCGGGTCGAACCACGCGGCGCCGCCCAGCAGGTAGCCGTTGCGGGTCAGCATGCGCAGCTTGGCGTTGATGCCCTCCAGCAGATCGCGGACCAGCGTCGGCGTCATCGGCAGATCGTTTGCCCACATGTGGGCTTCCGCCATGGTGTCGGCCAGCACCTGGGCGGTGCGGGTGTAGTTCTCGAAGGCGAACAGCGGATCCGCGCTGCACGTGCGCGAGCCCCAGAAGCGGTAGCCGTCGCGGTGAACCAGCGTGGTCACCTCGTTGGCGTTCAGGTAGCCCGCGTCGGTCGCCGGGTCCTGGAGGTCCCAGAAAACGTCGCGCGACAGGCCAGTCACGCCACCCACAGCCACGTTGGAAAGCGTCTTGTGCCAGCCGGTGTCGTTGTCGATCTTGGCGCGCAAGCCAACCGCGCGGGCCGTGGCCCACAGCGTGGTCTCGGCGTTGGCGGCGGTGTCCCAGCCGACGAAATCCGGCCACATCACCATCGCTTCGCGCTGGCCGAAGTTACTGCGATAGGCGACGGCCTCTTCCTTAGTCTGGCAGCCGTACGCCGACAGGTAGGCGAAGGCGCGCAGCTTCTGCGCGATGGTGACCAGCTCGGTCCCGACTGGCAGGCTGTCGAGCCCCGGCACAGCCAGGATGCGCGGCGCGACGCCAAAACGGTTGCGGGCGGCCAGCAACGCCTTCATGCCGGTGTACCGGCCGGCCGCGTTGGTGGCGCCGATCAGGTTGGACGTGGTCTCGGCCTCGGAAGCACCGCCGGCGACGCGCACCACGACCGTGAGCGGGTTGGTCTGGTCGGTGATGGCATCGAGCGTGCGGGCGAGCGTGCCTTTGTTGCCGGCCTTGCCGATGTAGGCCTGCGGGTTGGTCAGCAGGACGGGGGTGTCGAGCGGGAAGGTGGCCGCGTCGGCATCATCGGCGGTGCAGACGATGCCGGCCACGGCGGTCTCGATGGTGCGGATGGGGCGCGTGCCGTCGTTGAGTTCAACGACGCGCACGCCGTGGTGGTAATCGGTTGGCATGCAGTCCTCCAGGAGTGTCCGTAGGGGTACACAGACGTCCAGGCAGGATGCTGCGCACGCGCGTGAATGTCGCGCGCGTGCTGTTGTGGCGGCGCGCGCTACAACAAGACGTTGGCCGAGGCCCGCTGATTGAGCGGTGCGAGCATCCACAGGTGTTGCGGTGTCACACGCCGCACGCAGTCCGCGCGGAACAGCGGCTCGCCCGCCTGGTGGAATGACCAGGCCAGCAGTTCGCTACAGAACCACGCATCGGCCTGCTGCCAGTCGCGGTGCAGGCCGATGCCGAGCACGGCGGTGTAGTCGTAGGGCTTCCCGATTTGGCCGGCCGCCGCCTCGATGATCCGCGCCGGGTCGCGCGCCGGCATCGTCGCCAGCTCGTACCGGTCCGCTTGCTGGATGGCCTCGGCCAGCGGCACGCGGCGCACGCCATGGCCGGGCATGGATTCGATGACCTGGTCGCCGTCCACCATGGCGACATGGCTCCACGCCGACCAGGCACACGCGCGGATCGCCCAGCCCAGGGAACCGTCGGTAGCGGTGAAAAGTAGCTGAACGCTGCTCATGCTTGTCCCCCGCTCATGCCCGCCAAGACGCCGCGCACGCCGGCGACCGCCTGGTCGGCGGCCACGCGCGTGGCATCCTCCGATGCCGCGTTGCGGATGCGCTCTTTGCCCGCGAGGCGGAGCGACCGAATGCCGTACAGGGCAGCATTCCACGCGGCATGCATCGCCAGGATTTCGTCGGCAGCCTCCCGGGCGGTCGAGCCCTTGGCGTCGGCGGCACTCTGCACCGCCGGCGGCGCGTCACCCGCGTAGCCGGCGGCCTGGTACGCCTGCGCCTCGTCGGCGGCGCGCTGGTATTCGACCACGCGCAACGGATCGCCGACCACCGCCAGGCGGACCGCATCGGCCGCGGCGTCGAGCTGGTCGCACAGGCGCTGCCTCAGCGCCACCAGTTGCGAGGCCTTCAGCTGGGCGTCCTCGATCCACTTCCCGGCATTCCAGACGTGTGCAGCGCTGGGCCGTGCGGTTTCGGTGGCGGTCACGTCCGCCGGCGTCATGCCGATCTCGGCGATGGTGACGCCGGAGCCGTCCGCCTGGGAGAACAGCGCCACGCCGCGCCAGTCGGCCGCGACGCTCCAGTTGCCGTCGCGGAAGACGGCCACCTCATGCGGGCCGGCCTCGGGCGGCGCCTCGTCGGTGGCGTGGGCTGGGATGAGCACAACGCCCGGTTCGAGCGGCGAGTGGTCCGCCGGCGAGCGGCCGGCGTATTCGCCGGTGGTGGGGTGGTAGTGGTAGACGGTGTCGGTCATGGCGTCGATCGGTCAGTATTTGATGCAGGGGAGGAACGCGACGTTGCGCGGGCGGGCCATGTTGATGAAACCTTTGTTGTTGGCGTCAACGAAGGTTGCGGCCGAGGAGTCGTACATCGTGAGCGGGAAGGCGCCGACCCAGGGGTCGGCGATGTTCGACCACGCCACGTTGGTACCGTCGCCCAGCGCTGTGATGTTGAAACTGGCGATGCCGCCCACGTCGTCATGCACGACCGGGGAGCCGGACTGCCACGTGCCGAATCCGCGGCCGCTATCGACGCCGCGCCCGTCATCCCAGCCGCGCAGGAATTCGCCGCGCAGATCGGGCAGGTTGAACGTGGCGGCGCCATCGCCGGCGCCGAACGTGGTGCCAATCTCGGCATACAGCGCCGCGTAGGTCGTACGACTGACCGCCGCGCCGTTGGCCTTGAGCCATCCGTTCGGGGCGGTGGAGCGCGCGAAATACCCGATCAGCCCCGCCTGGCCCACCAGTTGCCGCCAGGCGGTCCATGTGCCGCTGCTGGCGCGGTAGCGCGTGAACACTTCGTTGTCCGACGAGTGGACGAGCTGGAAAACCATCGTCGCACTCTCCCGCCACACCTTGAGCACGCCGTGGCCGCTCGGCGCATTGGCGTTGTCGCTGGTGTAGTAGTACTCCCCAGGCGCCACCAGGGCGTTCAGGTCGCCCACGGCTTTGTTGCTGGTTGCCAGATCGGCGCCGATACCGGCGGCCAGCCCCTGCGCGGCCGTGACGGCATCCGTGATGCCGTAGCCGGCAAGTGTGGTCGGATTGGTGCCGCCCGTCACCTGGCCGCGGCTGTTCACGGTGATGCTGCGATACGTGCCGGCCACCACGCCCGTCTTGCCGCTCACCAGCTCGAAGGCGAGCGCGGTGGTGCCGATCGTGATCGGTGCATCGGTGGCGAGTTGCCAAAGCGAATCCGCATTCGCTGTACCCGCCTCGACTGGCACCAACATGCCGGGTGTCACCTCCAGCGCGGCGTCGGCATCGGCCGCGCGCGCCCAGGCGCCGGCCGCCGCAACGTAGATGCCGTTGTCCTTGCCCGCGTTCTGGTCCTTGACCAGCACCCGGTCGCCGGCGGCAAGCGTCACGCCGTCGATGGTCAGCAGTCCGGAGAACGCGGCCAGGTTCGCGGTGGTGGCAACGCGCACCGATGGCTTGCCGTCCAACTTCGCCAGCTCGGCGGCGATGGTCGTGTCGACGTACTGCCGCGTCGCCAGCACGATCGCCGGATCGATCTTCAGCTCGACGGCCGCGCCCGAGGCCGACAGCACGACCATGCGCACAACCTGCGTGCGGCCGGAGCCTTCGGCCATCTGCGGCTTGTACGTCTCGGGGCAGTTGCCGTAGTAAGCAAGCGTACCGTCCGCGTCGATGAGGCCCAGCTCACGAACCCACCAGCCACCCACGGTCTCGGGAATCACCAGCTCGGCAATGAACTGGCCAGGGTTGGCCTGATCCTGCCAAATCGCGTTGATCTGCGCGCGGTAGCACTCGTTGACCAGGGCGGCGCGGGCGCGGTCGGGCGTGGGCAGCACGCCGCCGCCGTCGCCCACGGCGATGTGGGTGTACTTGCGCGCCTGGCCAAGCGCCTTGGCGTTGGCATCCTTGGCCTCGCCGGCGGCGGTCGGCACGATGAAGAAGGTCTGTGGCATGGTGTTATTGAGTGACGGTCAGGGTATCGATGGCGTGGGAAGCGGCCGAGACAGCCGCGGTGCCGCTCACGACGATGTCGGGTGGCTCGTAGGGGTAGACGGTCAACACGTCGCCCAGATAGGCGGCGGCGCTGGTGGCCTGGGTGCCACGCACCTCCAGGCTGATTTGCAGGCCGAGCATCGGCCGGGAACACGGCTTGGCGTCGTCAATGAGGCGTTCCAGCTCGGCATACATGGCCTCGTCGATGCCGGTTTGCAGCACGCCCACATCGAGCCGGAACGACCCGCGCGGCCCGGGCGGGTTGGTCTGCCACCACTCGATGACGCGAATCAGGTAGCCCAGCGGCTCCACCGCGCGGCGAAGCGCGCCGATCGTGCCCTTCTTGCGGTGCACGAAGTAGGAGGCGGCCGTCACGGCGCGCTTGGTGGCGAGCGGCCAGGAAGGGTTCCAGCGGTCCACGGAAAACGACCAGGCCAGGAAGGGCAACAGCTCGGCCGGACAGGTGGCTGGGTTCCACAGGTCGCGCAGCGGCACCGGCACGCGTTCGATGCGTGCGCCCGTCTGCGCGGCGCGGCGCTCCAGCGGCGTCGCGTTCGGCGGCAACAGGGTTGCGCTACTCACTGGTGCCCCCGTTGACGATATCCACGCCGGTGCAGTAGCCCGCCTGTGTCAGATCGAGCGCGATGTCTTCGGCCGGTTCATGCAGCACCAGCTTTTCCACGCCCTCCACATGTAGTGCCGCCGTGATCGCCGAGCGGTTGATGTCGCGGCCGATGCGCCGGCGCGTGGTGCGGTAAGTGTCAGCCCGCTTGCCAGCCGCGTCCAGGATCGGCTCGGCCGCCGGCCCCGATGCCAGGTACAGCGTGGCACGGATGCGGTACGGGACGATGGTGGCGGATTGCACCGTCAGACGGTCGCCGAGCGGCCGGGTATCGTCATCGCTCAACGCGGTGCGTACAGTCGCCAGCAGGCTCTCGTCTGCCGTGCCGTCGTTCAGGTGCGACAGCACCGAGACCACCACTTCCGCGCCGGCCGGGCTGATCGCGCGCGCGTCCGCCACCCGGCCGTCAGCCGAGCGCGCGAACTGCTCGTAGGCCTTGGTCGGGCCGGCCACGGACAGCCCTTCAAACGCTTCCTGTGCGCGCTCGCGCAGCGAGTCGTCGCCCTCCATCACGGCGGGCGTCGGCGGCACGGTGGTGTCGTCAGCCGGCGTGATGGTCAAGCGCTGCACGTTGAAGTTCGCCGCGATCTGCTCCAGGTCTTCCCCTTCGGCGAAGGCCAGCATGACCCCGCGCGCCGCGTCGTTCACGCGCTGGCGCCACACCAGCTCGCGGTAGGCGTTCTCCTGCAAGAGCTTGGTGATCGGCTCGGATTCCAGCTCCAGCGTGGCGCGCACGGCGTCCCGCTGGTCGGCGGGATACAGCGACACAAAGTAGTCTTTCCGCTCGGCCAGGATGGCTTCGTAGTCGAGCGTTTCGACCACGGCCGGCGCCGGCAGCTGTGACAGGTCGATGGTTGCCATGGTCAGCTCCGCAGGGGCACGGACAGCGTGCCTGCCGCTTCACGGCGCGGGCCGTCCACGCGGTCGGCCTCGATGTCGATCACGGGCTTGCCGTCCGCGTCGATCCAGAACCGCACCGAGGCAATGCGGATACGCGGCTCCCAGCGCACCAGCGCCGACACGGCGGCGGACATGGTGCGCAGGCGGGTTGCCGGGTTCAGCGGCTGGTCGATCAGATCGGGGACCTCGCTGCCGTAGTCGCGGCGCATCACCCGCGAGCCGATCGGCGTGGTGAGGATGTCGCCGATGGACTGCGCCAGGTGCGGCCGGTCCGCGATCGCGCGGCCGGTGCTGCTGTTCATGCCGGTCACCGCGTGCCCTCCGTCCAATCGCCGCCGCGCTGCACGCCGCCGTGGCCGTGCTTGTCCAGGACCACGCCGTTGGACGACAGTTGGCCGCCCTCGTGCGTCAGGCTGCCGGTGATCGTGTTGCCGTGCTCCCCGCCCTGGCCGGCGATGCCGTTCTCATACGCGAACCGGCCTTTGACCGTGACGTTGCCGTCGAAAACGGTGTCCGGCGCCTTCACCAGCACATTCGCGGCGGCCTCCAGGAACACCGTCTTGACGCCCTGCACAGTCAGCAGGCCGGCGGCGTGGTCGTAGCTGGTGAGCGCGCCGTCCGGGTACAGCGTGACAGTTCGGTTGGGGTCGTTGCTCGGCACGTCGTTGTCGGCGGTCGGGATGCCGCACAGGATGACGGCGTTGGCCGGGTCGCCGCTGGGGCAGAACAGCAGCACCTGCTCGCCCACGGTCGGCGGGTTCCAGGTGCGCGTCCGGCCCGCGCGGCGCTCGGCCCACGGGCGCCAGGTGGTGGTGAGGCCACCGGTGCGCACGCGCACGGCCGGCGGCGTACTGTGTCGCACGTCGGCGATGGTGCCGATGCGCAGGAGGTTTTCGAGAAGGCGGGCGAGGTCTGCGGTGTCCAT